TACATCACCGTGCGGATGCATGCGTGATGTAAGGAGTCGACCCGATGACAATCATTCACGAGTGCGACCGGTGCAACGCGCCCGGTCGCGTGATCGAGACGTCCGACGGATTCCGCTGCGAGGGTTGCTACGAGGAGGCGCAGGAGCAGGTGCGCAGCGAGGCGCACTGCCCCGAGTGCGGGCGCCTGGGGGTGACGGCTACAGGAATTTGTTACGCCTGCGAGAACATTTGAGAACACTGCCACGGTTCGCCGGGGCATCACCGAGGAAAGGACATGACCAAGCAGCAAATCATCGCCGCGATTACCCAACTGGCCCACGACACCACCATCGTACCTGCCGAACGCCAGAAGCAGCTCGAAGACATCGAGTTCGCGGCGCAGGACCAGCGCGAGAAGCTGGAAGAACGGTACTCCGACGACTAACCCGCCGCCCTGCCGGTAGCAGGGCATCACCCGCGCCTGCCGGGCTCCCCAAAGCAGGCCCGATCCACCTGGCCCCACCCCAGGCTGTATCGGAGAGTGGTCTAGGTAGCTCAGCGCGGTAGAGCAGCGAGCGCCAGCGGTCATGAACGCGAACGCTCATCCAATGCAGGTCGCGGGTTCGACTCCCGCCCTAGACCACTCCCCCATACAGCATCACGCAATCACAACAGACGGAGGCCTCATGGCGGCCAAATCGTTCAAGCAGATGATCAAGGACGGCGACCTGAAGCGCGCAGATGCGATGAAAGCTCGCCTGGAAGACCTTCACGAAGAGCCCGGTTTCAACCTGCGCGCAGAGGGCGAAGACCTCGAACAGAGCATCGCGGATCTGGCCGACTACCTGCATCAGGGCGGCATCGTTCCCGCGCTGGAAGTGCGACCCCGCGAAGACGGCGGCATGTGGGTTGTCGACGGGCACCGCCGCCGGCGCGCTTACCTCAAGCTCGACGCCGAGGGCCGTCTGCCACGTGACCCGAACGGCGAGTTCTGGGTGCCCATCGTTGCATTCGGCGGTAACGACGCTGAGCGCGTGCTCCGCGTGATCACTTCCCAGGAGGGGCGCAAGCTGTCCCCTCTTGAGCTTGCGCACGGCTACAAACGACTCATTGCGTTCGGATGGACCGCCGAACAGATCGCCCAAAAGATGGGGAAGACCCGGCAGCACGTCGACCAGGTGTTGGTCGTAGGCAACGCGAATACCGATGTGCAGCAGTTGATCAGCTCCGGCGCGGTAGCGGCGACGACCGCGGCGAAGGTCGTCAGGAAGCACGGCGAGAAGGCCGGCCAGGTGCTAGGCCAGCAGCTCGCGAAGGTGATCGCGGCGGGAGGGACAAAGGTCACCCCCAAGGCAGTAGCCGAGCCAGTCGTACCGCGCGCCATTCTGGATGACCTGCTCAAGGTCACTACCGATATCGTCGAGGCCTTCCCTACGGCACTCCGTGCAGGCCTGGCCGAAGGGCCGGAATCGATCACCCTCACCACTCGCTCGGCATGGGTAGAGCGGTTGATGGATCTCGTCGCTCAGGCGAAAGAGTCCCTCCAGGGGTAAACCATGTTCATCCTTCCATTCCTCATCGGCCTTGTGCTCCGGCACCAGCGGCCCGAACCGCTGCGCGTGCTTGATAGCGCCAGCGCCGATCCTGACCTGGGCGCCCCGGCGCCAGCAGGCCGGGAACGATGTACCCGCGGGGCGTCCGGAGTTCGGGCTCCAGGCGTCCCGCCAAGAATTCTTCAAACCATAAGGCGGTTTGTAAGTAGGTGCGGGGCGGTGGGCGCCCCGCATCACCCCTCTCTCGACTCCATGCGCCAGCACTCCACGCAATGCCGAGTGCTGACCCATGCAGCCAAGGAATCAATCATGCACGCAACCATCAACTGCGGCGGATGGATCGGCCGCACCGGCCTTGGTCTCGCGCCGAGAGAACTCGAAGCGACCGCCTGGAGCGCCAGCGAACTGACCGCAAAGGAAGTCGCGCGGCGCATGGGTATCGCCCCAGGGACTGTCGAGAAACGTCTCGACGACGCGAAATTCAAGCTCGGCGTGCGCAGCGTGCGCGGACTGGTGCTTGAGGCGTTCCGACGCGGAATCATCTCGCCTGCCGTCGTCTTGCTCGCATTCCTCGTCGCCGGCCACCCGCTGATCGATGACGACCACATGAACCGGAACCGCAGGCCGAGCAACGAGCGGCGAATCACCGAAGCCCGCACCGTTCGCCGGATCGACGAAATCACCATCAACGCGTAGGAGAACCACAATGCTCAAGCATCAGGAACAAACCGAAGTTCTCGCCGGCCTGCCCTCCCAGACCGCCCTCGCCCGCCTGGCGTTCGTTCAGCGGCTCATGGCTCCTGCGGTGGAGGAACCCTACCAGGTCGTGCCTCAGGGTCGCGGATTCTTCCACATCGTCGAGACCGCTACTGGCGCGGTGCGCGGATTCCGCCGGAACCACAACGAAGCTTGCGCCTACGCAGAGCATTTGAAGCGCCAGCAGGCCGCTAAGTGACCAGGCGCAGAGCAATTCGAACCGGCGGCATCGGTGCAGCCCTGGGCTTCATCGTGCTTGTGTTCGTGCTCCCCGCGGCTGTTCGGCAACAGCCACCCAGGACGCCGCCGTCCGCCGCCGCGCCAGCAGTTCAAGAGGCGAAGCCTCGAACGGTCTCCTACCGCTCAAGCGCCAGCCGCCAACACTCCTACATCTTCTGACCGGAGCCGAATGGTGATCAGCAAACGCCAGGCCCTGCTCAGGAAGCCATGGCGAGAGCTGACTACCCGAACGACTGAACTCGGCGTCGAGAAGCTTTGCCCCGGCTGCCTGCAGTGGTGGCCACAAGATGAAGAGTTCTTCTCCTTCATCTCCACCAGATGCCACTTCCACAACGAATGCCGCGCATGCAGGGCAGCAGCCCAAGCCAGGCGGCGACAATCGAGGATCGCAGCATGAGCCTGCCAATCAATGCACTGAAGGATGACGAACTGCTGCACTACTCGCAGTTCGATTCAGGGGCGGCCGACGAGCTGGCAAGACGGCTCGCAACGGGCGACCTGCATATAGTCGATGAGCTAAGCGAGCTTGAGGAATACGCCAGGGAGCTGGAAGAAGGGAAAGAAGAGGCAGACGACGACCTTGAGGTTGAGCGGGCAAAGTGCCGCGATGCGATCGCCGTTCTCGAAGCCACAGTGCAGTTTAAGCCAAAGACGGTAGACGACGCGCTGCATGCAATCAGGTCGGCGATAGAAATTCTGGAGGGCTGATGGCCAAGACCAACGCCCAGCGCCAGCGGGAGAAACGCCAGCGACAGCGAGAGGCAGGCATCCCCGAGCGCAAGCTACCCTCACCGCCCGCAATCGACGCAGCGTTTGAGCGCCTGCAGGCGGTCGGCGATTTCGAGGACTGGCGAGAAGCGTTCTCGACGCTGCTACTCAACGCCTCAGCCCTGCCCGATGCCGATCTCCTGCCTCTCCTCGTCGTGTCGCGACACGAATACACGCCCAGCGAAAACGTGTCGCGACAACTACTCGCCGCCGAACTCTCCGTCGCCGACGACGAACAGTAACCCACCACCAGATCACCGACGCTAGCACGCCTGGCGCGGCTCTACTCGTCCTGAGGATTACCACATGAGCACTTTTGCCGTGTTCGGCATGACGCGAGACGTAGCGCTCGCCATTGCCAAGAAAGAAGTGAAGTCGGTACGCAAGACCCCGCTCGGGGATGAGCATGTTCCGATGAGCGAATGGCTCGCCGCAGTCGAGCGGAAGGCAGACAACATCATGACCGGAACCAAGGTCGTCCAGTTGAGCCAGCTCTTGGATACGCCGGACTTCTGCCACCAGTTCATCGAACTCGCGCGGAAGACGCTGGAATGCCGCGACATGCAGATCCGCGCCAGGGTCCAGCTTTGGAATGACGACGGAACGCCAGTCCTGACCAAGAAGCGCAAGCACAAGGTCGAGTGGCAGCAGTTCGGCCACCAGCCAGGGAGAGCAGCAGCATGATGCGCCGCGTCTACTTGTCCGGCCCCATGACTGGCATTCCCGATTTCAACTACCCCGCGTTCAACGCCGAGGAGAAGCGCATCCGCGCCCTCGGTTACTTCGTCGAGAACCCGGCGGTCAACATGGTCTACCGTGGCGCGCCGTGGCAGACGTTCATGCGCGACGGGATCAAGCGGCTCATGGACTGCGACATTCTCGCGCTTCTCCCCGGCTGGGAGCGGTCCCGCGGGGCGAACATCGAGCGCAATCTCGCTATCACCCTCGGAATGCACGTCGTCGACGCCGAGGCACTCCCTGCGCCCGATTTCGTCTGCAAGTGCCGCGCAATCCAATTCACCTGCTGCTCGGTACCGAGTGACAACGATCCGTTCGTGTGCCGCCGCCTGGCAGGCATGCCGGCGTACCTCTCCCCAGAAGACCGGCTCGCAACCGCACGGCAAGCCCTCGAACAGATCGCCGCACTCACCGACGTCTCTACCGGCGGTATCGGTATGGACGTGCTCCAGATCGCCACGCAAGCCCTTTCCAACTGATCAGCGCCAGCAGGCGAGAGGTATTCCCTATGTCCGAAGAAAATCCTCAGGTGACGCCATGAAGGCGCGCATCGAGAAGAAACTCAGTAAGCGGTTGGTCGAGTTGTACCCGGAGAACTACAGCGGCGCCTGGCGCGACGAAGATCTGTCTGAACTCGCATATGAGCAAGGCACCCGAGTTCGGCATGTTCTCTCCGTCGGCGGCGGTGTCGACTACTGGGGCGAAGGACAGGACGCCTACACGGTCTGGCAAGACTGGCTAATGAATTGGGAATGGTACGGGCCGTTCGAGACGTACCCGGAGGGTCATCGTTACGAGTACTTCCCGGATACGGAAGGCTTCAAGCCAACCACTCGCAACCTACTGAAACTGGCCCGCCAGTGTCAGTTGCAGAGTGCGCCGTTGTGAACGCTCCCATCTACTGCCGCACAACAGGCCAGCGCATCGGGCAATGCAACTGCATCCGGTGCCGGCCTCCCGAGGAAACGCCATGTCAGGTGCCTACTACAACGAAATCGACCCATATGTCGCTCAGTGGCTTCGAAACCTGATCGCCGCCGGCCACATAGCGCCTGGCGACGTCGACGAACGATCGATCGAGGATGTTCACCCAGATGACCTCAAGCACTACACACAATGCCACTTCTTTGCAGGAATCGGCGTCTGGTCGCTCGCCCTTCGCCGCGCCGGCTGGCCAGATGATCGACCTGTTTGGACCGGTTCCTGTCCTTGCCAACCTTTCTCCTCGGCAGGCGAAGGAGCTGGGTTTGATGACCCGCGTCATCTCTGGCCACATTTTGCCTGGCTCATCCGCCAGCGCCGCCCTGGAGAAGTCCTTGGTGAGCAGGTTGCAAGCAAGGACGCGGAGCCTTGGCTCGACCTTGTACAAGCTGACCTGGAAGCCATGGAATATGCCTTCGGGGCTATCGCGTTTCCGTCTGCGGGCATCGGTGCCCCGCACATCCGTGACCGGACGTACTGGGTGGCCAACTCCAACGGCAGCGCTGGCCGACAAGGGCGTCAGAACCTTCGATGGCGGCCTTCTGGAGGCCATGCGAAACCACGGTCCGGACCTTGCAGCAGTATCGTGCTTGACGGGATGGCCCAGTCCAACAGCATGCGACTCGAACAGGAGTCCTTCACAGGAATTCAAAACACCGAACATCACGCTGAATCATGCTGCGGTACTGGCAGCCTGGCCAACCCCGAATGCGGGAACACCGCAGAGCCTACGGGGAAATGGCCAGGACCCAGAAATCCGCAAGGCGCAGGGGCATCAGATCGATCTCAAGGATGCAGTGCGCTATCTGATCCACGACCAGCCGGCCCGGTTAACGGTTTCTGGTCAGATGCTGACTGGCTCTTCTGCCGGGATGGAAAGTGGCGGCCAGTTGAACCCGGCACATTCCCGCTGGCTGATGGGACTTCCTCCCGAGTGGGACGCCTGCGCGCCTACGGAAACGCCATCAATGCTGAAGCGGCGACGCAGTTCATAGCCGCATACCTCGACGCTACCTCATAGCGAGGAACCCCATGGAATCCCTCAACCTGACCGCGCTGTTCCTGGGCGGCGAGGATGGCCAGCGCCTGGCCGAGGTCAACGGCCTCCCACGCCTCGGCGCCCTGCTCTCCTCATCTCAACTGCGCCAGCTCGCGCGACAACTGAACGAGATCGCAAACGACGCAGACCAGGGCGCCAGCGGTGAGCACTGCTACACGGCACCACCTTACGGAGCCTGCCCGCCATGTCATTCGACGAAAACGCCGCATACCGCCGCATAAAAGCCCTCTGCTCTCCCGCGCCAGCACGCTACCTGCACATTCCCACCGGCATTCACTGGGTCGTCATCGACAGCCTGGGCAATGTCCTGCAACTCGAGAACATCGAGCGCCGGCGCCGACTGATAACCGTTTCTGACCTCGAAACCGAGGCCTGGAGAAAGCTCCCATGACCAAAGCAAATGAATGCACCTGCCCTTCCGGCGACGGGTCGCTGCGCTGGCCGTGCCCGGCACATCCTGCGGTAGAGCAGGCAGGCGGGGATGAGCGCGCGGCGTTCAAAACTGCGTATCTGGCTGAATTTGATTGTGATGCCGATGGCGACGACAACATGGCCCACTCGAACACGGCGTGGCGTGCATGGAAGATGGCCCGCGCCGCCCTGGCGCAACCCTCCCCGAAGTGCGTGAAGTGTGGCGGTACTGGCGAAGCCGATTCCGGTGGCGTCCACCCATGGGGAGAGCCGGTCTTGATCCCCTGTGATTGCGAGACAGAGCAGGCAGAGGCGGAGCGGCCGGAGGTGGTGGCTGTAGTGGAGTCAAATGGCTGCGGCGGAAAGGTTCTCGCTCAGCGCTTCCCCATCATAAACGTGTTCGTAGGTGACAAGCTGATGACCGTCGCCCAGCATGAGCGCATCGTCGGGGCGCTGCGGGCGGAGATCACTCAACTCCGTCAGCACAAGAACGATTACATGGATGCTGGCCAGGAAACGTACCGGGCATT